GGGGTATCCCTTTTTTCGTAGATACTCACGAGAAAACTGGCGGTCGTAACGCGATAGGTCACGAGATACCTGAACGCGACAATTCGTTTTCTGAGGACATGGGCAAAAGATCCGATGGCTTCAGGATAACTGGTCACGTTTTAGGAGATACATATTTTTTCATTCGGGATGCTTTGATAACCGCAATGGAGAAAAAAGAGCCAGGTATTCTTATTCATCCCTACCTTGGCCTTATAGACGTTCAGCCTGCAGAGTATACCTTCTCTGAAGATACTAAAGAGGGTAGAGTCGCAAGGTTTGAAATAAACTTTATCGAAGCTGGTGAGCCTAACGTCGTTTTCGGAGCTTTAGATGCAGTTTCGGGTTTTATTACTTCAGCTGTATCTGCCGTCGCTCGAATTGAGAACGCTTTCGCGGTTGCCGTTACTTTCTCAGGACTTCCTTCTTTTGCAGTGGAATCAGCTACCGGTCTAATAACTGGTTTGATGACTACTATTTCTGAATCTATGGACAAGATATCTGCGGATTCTGAAGAAAGATCTAAGCTAAATACTGAGATCCAGCAATTAAATGACAATGCAAAGCAGAGTCTCGGGGACCCTAGACAATTAGCCAAGGCTATAGATTCTATTATGGAGGGATTAAAAAGCCTTCCAGCTGATCTTGCGAACTCAGATACTATCGACCCGTCAAGCGGTAAAAGCGACGACCTTGCTATCTTTGACAATATTCTAGCTGGCATAGGGGGCGATGAAACTGGAGCCGTGACTGCTACCAGAATCCAAGAGCAGACTAATAATAACGCTTTGAATAATATGTTTAAGCAATACATTATTGTTAGGCTTTCTGAGGTCTCTGTAGATAAGGACTTCAACACTACAGCTGACGCTTTGGATCAAAGAGAGGTCATCACGGCTCTTATTGAAGAACAGATCTTAAAAGAAAGTATCGACGATGACCTTTTTCAAGCTTTAAAAGATCATAAGTCCTCGGTAGCTGGCATGATACCAGACCCGAGAAAAGCGGTTTCTTCTGTTAAGGAAATTACCCTTTTAAAAACGATTCCTTCTTTGGTTCTTTCATATAATCTTTACGGCTCTGCAGAAAATGAGAACGATATTATCGACCGAAACCAGGTGGCAAACCCTTCTTTTGTAAGCGGAGACTTGGAGGTCATTAATGGCTAATCTTGATAGCCCTCTTCATGACATTGCGGGTTCTTTGTTTCGAGCAGGAAATTTCTTGCCCGATGCTGTTATTATCAAGATTGGCACTAAGCAATATGACGGCTGGGATACGGTTTCTATAAACAGAGATCTCGAGGCTATGACCAGCTCATTTACTGTAACTGTTTCCGACAAATGGAGACAGACCAAGGAAACATGGCCTTTTAATGTTGGAAACCAAGTAAGGATATCTACAAATGGTAAAAGTATTTTTAACGGCTACATTGATGCTCTTGACGTTAATGTTAGCAATGAAGATAGAAGTATCTCTTTTTCTGGCAGAGATAAAACAGGAGATCTTGTCGATAGTGCGGCAATCGGCTTAAGTGCTACCTATTCTTTGCAAAATATCGTTTCTATAGCTCAAATATATGCGACTAAGTTCGGTATTACGGTAACTGGAGATACTGCAGATGCCTTAGTTCCTTTTCAAAACGTAACCGTGCAGCAATCGGAAACGATTTTCGAACTACTCAGCAGACTTGCAAAAGAAAAAGGTCTGCTTCTGACATCTACTCCCGAGGGTAACCTTAGTATAACCGACCGAAAGGGACTGATCTCTCAACGGACTACAGATATCAGAAATCCCACAAAATTCAATGTAGCCTTAGCTCTAGGTGATTCTACATCTGGTCTGAAGCAAGGCGGAAACATTATCTCAGCTCGTGCGACTTTCGACGAAGTTGAAAGGTTTCAGACATATTTGGTAAAAAGTCAAGTCAAGGGAACCGATTTCATTAACGCCAAGGATTCGACCACTATTAATGGAGTGGCCGTCGATCCGAACGTAAAGAGAAGCAGAACAAAATATATTATAGCCGATAAATCCATGGATAATGCCGGTGCGAAAGCCTATGCCGAGTGGCAGGCGAACATTCATGCCGTTGGATCTTCCGATATCGAGATAGTGGTTCAGGGGTGGACTAACGCCAAGGGAGAGGTATGGGACATAAACGAGATTGTTGACGTAGACGCTCGCTTTATCGGTCTTACCCCTCAAAAGATGCTTATTGTCGGTGTTAGTTTCAGCCAAAATGTTAACTCGGGTACTCTGACCAGTATAAGACTCGCTAGACTTGATAGTTTCCAGGCTCAGCCTGAAGTATCTGAGAAAAGGGAGCCATCAAAGGACGCAGGCTGGGAAGAACAAATATACGGTAGTTATCAAAGTGCCATCGATGCAATGAAGGGACTTTAATGCTGAGCCAAGTTACTAGAGAAATTAAGAATATGATCGATCCTTTGAGAAGGCGAATAGCCATGACCATTGGACGCGGTGTATTGTCATCGCCCGTGGACGATTCGACAAAATTTCAAACGGTTCAAGCTGATTTTTTAGCAGACGAAACTCTTTCTGATATGGAAAGATTTCAAAATTATGGCTTTACGGGAGTTCCTCACAATGGATCTGAAGCGGTTGCGGTATTCCCAAGTGGTTTAAGAGACCATGGGATAATCATAGCTGTAGACGACAGAACCTTCAGGCTCAAGGGTTTGGAGGCTGGAGAGGTTGCGGTCTATACTGACGAAGGCGACAAGATCCATTTTAAACGTGGAAACATAATCGATATCATTGCTGCAGAGACAGTCAATATTACATGTAAAAATGTAAATATTACGACCGAGGAAGATATAAAAATCATTGCTTCTTCAAAAGTAGTAGTTGACGCTCCTGCTATAGAGCTCTCAGAGGGAGCGACAGAGGCGGTAATAAAAGGAACTACCTTTCAAGGTTTGTTTAACGCGCACACTCATAACGGAAACATGGGAGCTCCTACGGGTCCTCCTTTGGCTCCTTTGACAGGTTCGGAACTATCAACAATTGTTACGACGGGGTAGAATATGCCATTAGTAGACACTGGTCTTGCGACCGCGATAAAAGATGCTGTAGAGGGTCCCATGGGGATTACTGATACGGCTAAGTTAGACGACTTTGCTGACAATATTGCTACAGCAATAATTGATTATTTTGTAGCTAATACTCTGGTTACCGTTACGGTTGCGGGGGGGTCCTCTTCGGGGGTTCATACCGGCACTATATCGTAAACGGGGGGAAATATGAGTGACATAGGCTTATTAATAGTTAATAATTGTATAGATCTTTCCTTAAGCGATGATGGCTCGACTCTTTTTAGAGATGACGGTCTCGAAAGCTCCATTCTTATTTCTCTGTTCACAGATCAGAGGGTATCGGAGAGCGAAGTACCTCAAGGCGAGAGTGAACAAAGAGGCTGGTGGGGAGATCTTGTAAGTGAGACCCCTGGAGATAAGACAGGTTCTAAATTATGGACCTTGTATAGATCCAAGCTAGTACCTGGGACGGCTCAATCTGTTCAGGTAAGAGCTAAGCAAGCTTTGCAGTGGATGATAGACGACGGAGTAGCTAGTTCAGTTGATGTAGTTACGACGATTGACGCAGGGCGATTATTAATAGCCGTTTCAATTACTAAACCTGACAATACTGAGAACAAGTTTTCGATGTTTTGGGACGGGCAAAATATAAAGAGAGCGTGATATGGCTTTTACGAGACCAGATTTACAGTCTATAGTAGACCGAGTTAAAGGCGATATTAGGACCTCTCTCGGACTAACGGCAATTCTAAGAAGATCGACAGAAGATGCTTTCGCTAAGGCCATTGCTGGCGCGAGTCATGTTTTACACGGTCACATGAGATTTATCTCAAAACAAATTTTTCCCGACCAGGCTGAAGTAGAGTTCCTTGAAAGATGGGCTTCTATTTATGCGATCCAAAGAAAAGCTGCGACGTTCGCTACCCTGACTATTACTGGAACTGGTGTAGATACAACGGTTATCCCTGCAGGAACTGCCTACAAAAGAGACGACGGTTTAACATATACCACCGATGCTGAAACGACAATTGCAGCTGGTGTTTTTTCTGTGAACGTGACTGCAGATACCTCTGGCACTGGTAGTAACATCGACGACGGAGAGTCTGTAACTTTGGTTTCGCCTCTTTCTGGAGTTAACTCGGGAGCTTTAATTTCCGCGACGGTAACAGAAGGCGAGGACGTTGAATCGGATGCAAGCCTTCGAGATAGAGTCCTTGCGAGAATCAGGACCCCTCCTTCTGGAGGTACGGTCACTGATTATATCGCTTATGCTAGATCGGTCGCTGGTGTAACTAGAGCTTGGGTTTTACCTGGTCACTTGGGAGAGGGAACCGTTGGAGTCAGCTTTGTCGAGGACGGAGAAGATCCTATCATTCCCAGTGCTGCGAAAGTCATCGAAGTACAGGCGGCCGTAAACGAGTCAAAGCCGGTAACTGCAGAAGCTACTGTATTCGCGCCAAACCCGAATGTAGTAGACATGACGATAAATATTTCTCCAAACACTCAAGCCGTAAGAGACGCGATAACTGCAGAGCTCGAAGATCTCTTTTCAAGAGAAGGACAAGTATCAGGAGCTTTCAAGGATCTCGACTCCACTTATACCGGAGGCTTATCTTTATCGAAAATAACAGAAGCAATTTCTATTTCCGAGGGAGAAGAGAATCACGATTTAATAGCTCCTACTGGTAACATAGTTACTGCAGTAGGTAGTATTATCACCCTCGGAACAATAACCTTTGGAGTCCTAGTATAAAATGGCTTCTAACCTAGTAAAATATACTCAACTTCTTAGAAACATGCTCCCTCAAGGAATAGCCTGGGAGAACGTGAAGAATCACCCTTTCGTAGAGGGTTTGTCGGTAGAGTTTTGCAGGGTAGGAGACCAAGCGGCTGTTCTTTTAAGAGAGATCGACCCTGCTCAGGCTACGGACAGCGAGTTATTAAACGACTGGTTCACAATGGTCGGGCTTCCCGACGAATGCACTCCAGACGATCTTACTGACCAGCAAAAAAGAGACCAGATAATCCAAAAACTAGCGACGATTGGCTCTTTAAGTGCTCCCTTTTACGAAGGTGTAGGAGCTTTTTTAGGCTTTGACATAAAGGTCACTGACCACGTTCCTTTTCGCGTAGGAAACCAGGTGGTCGGAGACGATCTGACTAACTCCGATCCTCCTAGAAGTATCTTCAGGGTGGGCGAGAGCAGAGTTGGTAGTCAGTTGAGAACACCAGGTTGGCTCTATTTTTTCAATGCAGAGCTACCATTAACAGCAAACGACCCTTTTAAAGTTGGTGAAAATAGAGTAGGCGAAGAGCTAGTCCAGTTTGGAAACGAACTTCTGGAGTGTACTATAAAGAAGCTTAAACCAGCTCATACTGGGGTAACTTTTACTTTTAAATAATTTTTTGGAGGAATACAAATGAGAAGGACAGAAGCAGCTGGAAACGACAGCAATTTATATACCGAAGGGAACGTAACATTAGGAGTTCCAGCTACGGTTGTCGGTGCTATCGAGATGAATTTAATTCAAGAAGAAATAGTCAACGTAGTTCTTGCTGAAGGAATCACTTTGGACGCTACTGGAGTTGACGATAGTCAGCTGAACGATGCCTTAGATCTTAAGGTAGGCAAAGGTGGCCTACAATCTACTTTCGCTGTAGCGAATAATGTCTTGGTTGCAACCGATGTAACTGGTTTAGTTTTCTCGAATACTTCTTTTGTTGGCGTAGCTATAGACTTTTATCTTCATAGACGTACCGACACAAATGATGTTTTAGAGCAGGGTGTGATAAGATTAGCGTATGACCCTGAAGCTGCAAATTGGCGAATAAATGTCTCAAGTGCTTTTGACGATGCACTAGTAGCATTTACCGTTACGGCTGCAGGCCAGGTTCAGTATACGTCTAGCAATCTTACTGGAACAAGCTATAGTGGTTCACTAAAAATGATTATTAAAAACATTACTGCTTAAGGAGCAAAAAATGAAGAGATTGACTTGGTATATTCTGGGAGTAACTTCAGTAGTTACGGCTTCAGTTTTCGCTGCAAAAAATACGGATAATTCATTCAAACTTGGCGACGGAGCCAATACAGCTAAGATTATTCAGCTAGACGTTGGCGACGGTGCTACTAACCCTGAGCTTCAGGGTGTAAGCGGTGGAATGACTATTAACAATGTTCCTTTAACAGGAATCACTATGGAAGCTTCCGATATCGATTTGGGAACTGCTTCTGACGCGAGTAGAATCACAGTCGGTAAAGCTGACACCGCAACATTAACTGGCCTTACTAGAAAAGTAGGAACGATTCACTATGACACGGATCAATCTAATATTGTTTTTGATGACGGTACTGACCTTCGTCCTGTGGGTTCTGGGACTGGCGGAGGTAGCGGTATAAATCTAGTTCCTAACGCTGACTTTGAAGTCAACGTAAATGACTGGACTGCTTCTGCTGGTGTTATCACTAAGGAAGAAACTACAGTAGCTCAAGGTGACGGCTCACTTAAATGGGTTCCTACCAACACTGCTCAAACATTAACTCATACTGCAGTAGCTATTCCTTCTGTTCTTTCAGGAAAGAACTGCTACGCTGAGTTTGTCTACACTACTAACGTCGGAGCTGACGGAGATTACAGTTTTGTAATTAAAGACGGTGTGACTGAATTGACTACAGCTGTAAGCTTACCTCTTAGTACAGACTTAACAGTCTGGAGAAAGGCTTCTGCAGCTTTTCTTTGCGGAGCAGCTACTTCTCCAGTTATCGAGATATCAACTACGGTTGCTTCTCCTAATCCTATCTATGTAGATAATTTTCATGTTGGTTCTGATTTTAGAATTGGTACAACTAAAGACGTAGTTGTTACTAAGTGGGAAGCTTTCACCCCTTCAGGAACTTGGTCAGCAAACACTACATATACCGGATACAATCGACGTGTTGCAGACACGATGGAACTTGAGGTTAAATCTTTAACTTCAGGAGCCCCTACGGGAACATTTACCATAAATATCCCAGATTCTCTGACGATAGACACCAGTAAAATATCT